GATGAGTTTTAACACTTTTTCAAAAAGTGCGCATTATTCCTACTTGATGTTATAATGCGGACTGACACCAAAAGTGTCAGACCTCACAAAAATACAACAAAAAAAAAAAAAAAAAATTTAAAAATTGGAGGCCGGAGGCCGACGTAATCACACAGGCTTTTGATGGATGCGCAAACCCAAGCGAAGCGGGTTTGCCATCCTGAAAAAGCACGACAAGCGGAGCGCGTCAGCTATGACTAATTTACTTCTAAATTCAATCGTTAGATTCCTCTTTACAAATAAACCAAAAACCTTTAAACCGTTAGGTATGATTCAAATTCTCAAATATTTACATTATAAAAAAAAGGAGACCATATAAATGCCCACATGGATCAGATATCTTGTCATAATTCCAAAACTCGTGGATCTCCTGAGATTCGTTGTTAAAACAATCTATTCAAAGTCAAACAGTGTGATTAAAAAATAACGCCCTGGGCGAAAGGAGGTGATTCCATGAGATACCGCCAGAAGATGAATAAAAATCGTTCAAAAAAATTATTCCGTCGGACAGCTGGAAGTCATTCCGTCAATCGGCGCGTCGTCGTCAAACGTGGAGGTTATAGGATGTAATGCCAACTTGTTATAACGAATACAAAGTTAGGGACCTGAAAAATGATATAATCACGGTCCCATGTGGTAAATGTATTGGTTGCAGGTTGGAAAAGGCCCGACAATGGGCTGTAAGGTGTTACCATGAAAGTCAATTGTATGAAGAAAATGCTTTTATTACCCTTACATATTCTAATGAGAATCTCCCTCCCGGGGCCTCTGTATCCAAGAGGCCCTTACAACTCTTTTTCAAACGGCTTCGGAGACGTATACAGAAAACAGAACCTGAAAGAGAAATCCGGTATTTCGCCTGTGGTGAATACGGTGATAAGCTCGGACGCCCTCATTACCACGCATGTATTTTCAATTTCGGATTTCCTGACAAAGAGCCTTTTTCAACCAACAAACACACCCAACTTTTATACCGGTCCAAACTCCTTGAGGAGGTTTGGCCCTATGGTTGGTGTACAATCGGAGAGGTCACCTTGCAATCTGCTGGATATATTGCAAGATACGTTATGAAAAAAATCGGAGGACAAAAACAAAAGGAGCATTATGGAAAAAAAGAACCTGAATTCGCTCTTATGAGCCGTGACGGAGGCATCGGGCGCAAGTGGATAGAAAAATATTACAATGATGTCTATCCTAAAGACTATTTTCATATAAATGGAAAACGTCAAAAGCCGCCTCGATATTATGACGAATATTTAAAAAACAAAGATCCGGATCTATATATGAAAATCAAACATGACCGGATAGAAAAAATGAAAGAAAACGCCCCGGATATAATCCGGCTCAAACAAATGGAAAACCATAAAGTACTTTCAACCAAAACACTGCAAAGGAATATTGAACATGAATGATGATGCTCGTCAAGACCTGGAAAACAGAAGCGAATTATTTGGAATGTATGCCTTTAAAGATCTGAAATCCCAAAGATACGATACGCCTTTTTTCTGTCAATCGGATCTGTTCGCCTGGAGGCATTACAAAATCGTTTCTGACGGTGACAACATGGTTAACAAATTCAAAGCAGATTTTAACCTTGACCGCCTGGGATACTTCAACCAGGATACCGGGGAGTTCTTACCTCATGTCGAAACCTTAATCGTTGGAAAAACAGTCGTCAGTGATGACGCAAAACGTGAGCTAGAAAGGAGATAAAAAAAATGAAATCCGTTATGAACCACAATTTTTCTCACGCGCCTTCAGTAGATATACCTCGTTCAACTTTCAATCGGAGTCACGGCGTAAAAACAACATTTGATGCCGGATACCTCGTTCCCATTTATGTCGATGAAGTCTTGCCAGGCGATACTTTTAACATTGACCTTACCGGCTTCGCTCGACTCAGCACACCCATATATCCCATCATGGATAATATGTTTATGGAAACCTTCTTCTTCGCTGTACCGCATCGGCTGGTATGGGACAATTGGCAAAAATTTTGTGGTGAACAAACAGACCCCGGTGACTCAATCGCGTATACTGTGCCAATAATCAACAATATCAACAATGCCGCAAATGAATCACTTGCTGATTATTTTGGTATCCCAACACAGGTCGGAGCTAATCTGGAAGTTAATGCCTTGGCTTTCAGAGCTTACAATTTAATTTTCAACGAATGGTTCCGTGATCAAAATTTACAGGATTCCGTTACCGTCAACACAGATGATGGTCCTGACGGCATATCAGATTATTCTCTTTTACGTCGTAATAAACGACATGATTATTTCACTTCTTGTCTGCCCTGGTTACAAAAAGGTGATTCCGTACAGCTCAGCCTGGGATCTACTGCCCCGGTAGAATACGATACTGGCACCGGCCTGGCTTCCAAACTTCGCAAATCCTCAGACGATTCACTCTGGGGAACGATTCAACCGCTCCAAACCAATTCGAATGGTACTTTACAGGAAGTGGGCGGAGGTAATAATCTTTTTCTCGATCCAAATGACACACTTTACACTGACCTTGGATCTGCTACGGCTTCAACGGTAAACGAATTACGTCAGGCTATCCAGGTTCAAAGGCTACTTGAAAAAGATGCCAGATCCGGCACCAGGTACACAGAAATTATTCGTTCCCATTTCGGCGTTACTTCTCAAGACGCCAGACTCCAAAGGCCGGAATATCTTGGTGGTGGATCTACCCGTGTCAATGTAAGCCCTGTTGCTCGTACTGACTCTTCCCCTGGCCAACTTGGTGCCATGGGTGTAGCTGCCTTTAATGGCCATGGCTTTCGGAAATCTTTTACTGAGCATTGTATCATCATCGGTTTGGTAAATGTCAGAGCAGATCTTACCTATCAGGAAGGTCTTGACCGTATGTGGAGTCGTCAGACCCGTTATGATTATTACTGGCCAACACTCGCGCACCTGGGCGAGCAAGCAGTATTGAACAAAGAAATATATGTGGATGCCACAACTATTGGAGCTGGCACCGATGATGATGTATTCGGATATCAGGAACGATACGCTGAATATCGGTATAAACCTTCAAAGATCACCGGTAAATTCCGTTCAAATGATGCAGCTAGTCTTGATTCCTGGCATCTTGGTATTGAATTTGGAACTCAACCGACTTTGGATGATACCTTCATTCAAGAAAATCCGCCAGTTGACCGCGTCATTGCAACGCCGGCAGAGCCTCATTTCATTTATGATTCATATATTTCTTGCCAATGTACCAGGCCGATGCCCATTTATTCAATCCCTGGATTCATTGACCACTTTTAGGAGGTATTATGTTATCTGCTCTTGCTTCCTTAGGTTCATCCGCGCTTGGATTTCTCGGCACAAAATATGCCTCTGATTCCAGTCGTGATGCAGCTGCCACTGCTTGGAGTAATTCAAAACAGGCAGCTAGCTTTCAACATGCAAGAAACAAACAACTTCAACAAAGGCAATTCCGTTTCAATAAAACGGCATATGTCAACCGGTATAAGTGGATGACTCAAGATCTTAAACGCGCTGGCCTTAATCCTATTCTGGCTGCCAGTGGCGGTTTCTCTCCTGGATCTTCGCCATCCGTCGGTTTACCATCGGCAGGTATGGCACAATCGCCTATGCCTCAAACCTTTGATCCAAAACTCGATATTTCCTCTGCCTTGTCAAATTTTGCACAGGCTGATAAATCTACAGCTGAAGCGGAAACCACAAGGTCAAAACAGGAATTATTGAAAAAACAAACTTTAACCGAAATCGACAAAGCAGCAAATTTACGCGCGTCAACTGGTAAACTAAAACAGGAAGAAAAAAAGCTCGTTCAGGATACATATTTATCCATGCAGCAGCACGCCAAAATGGCCCGGGAAATCCTAAAATTAGGATCAGAACATCGGAAAATTGATGAAGAAACCGAAAACGTGAAAGCCTATCGAAAACAGATTGAGGCTTTGGCTCAATCTATCAAATATAATCTTTCACAATTAAAACAAAGATCCGACGTGTATAAAACGCCTTACGGATCTGGCCTTATGTATCTTAACGAAACCATGAAAGCTATCGGAAACCTGCTCGGCGGTGGTGGTGCCCCCGCTGCTTATAACATTTTAAAATAGGAGATCAAAAAAATGGGAAAACATTTCAGAGAGGCCTTTAACATGGACTTAGAACCAAAAACCACGCCTGATATGCGGATTTTCTGTCAACGCCCAGGGCGACAGGATAAAGATGGGAATCCAATATATTTTACAGAACAGGCCCATAAAAATCAGTGTGATGTCAATCACATCATCCAAAAATACGATAAAACCGGCTTAATCAATCATATTTCACGGATTGAAGCCAAGTTTGGTGATCTTACCGGCGACGATTATAAAACAATGGCAGATCGCGTTATAAACGCACAAAATATGTTCAATGATTTGCCAGCAGAGATCCGGAAACGGTTTGAGAATTCACCCGAAAACCTTTTACGTTTTATGGATGATCCAAACAACAGAAATGAAGCAATTCAGCTGGGCCTGATTCACGAAAATTGGACACCTGATTCTGATGGACTTGGAGAACATATCCAATCACCGGATCAACGGAAAAAAATCGATCCGGATCAACCCAAAATCAAAAATCCGGGACCCCCGAAACATGATGAGTTTTAACACTTTTTCAAAAAGTGCGCATTATTCCTACTTGATGTTATAATGCGGACTGACACCAAAAGTGTCAGACCTCACAAAAATACAACAAAAAAAAAAAAAAAAAAT